TCAATCATGATCGAGACTGCAAAAAAACAGAACCGGCACAACCTCAAGCAGCAACTAGAGAGCCTGTTCGCATTAGGCGAGATACTTCAAAGGGCCATTACAAAAGAAAGCTAAAGAACAGGTTTCGTGACATACTTCAGAGCGATCTGGATCACGCCGTCAAGCATGAGTTAATCTACGCAGCCAAATGGCAGGATCATCAGCGCAGCATAAAGAAAAAAACTAAGGTAGGGGGAACGATATGAGCGAAGAGGAAATGGAGAAGAAGATTGAGATTGCAGGCGCGGTCGGCGCGTTTGTAGGTTTTGCCAGTGGCATTGGCGTAATGGCCCTGGTAGCAATTATATTCTAAGAAAGATCGTGCGGGTGGCCGTGTGAATGGGCGCATTCGGTAGCACGTTAACCAACAAACAATGTTGGACCACCCGCTCAATTTCTCTATACAGGTTTCGTCGCCATCTCAAGGGCCGTTTCAAGAGTTTCCCTGTTTCTTCGCGTCCATCCCTTGCCGAAAGTCTCAAAGGTTTTAAGCCCTTCATAAAACTTCTGCCGAGTATGATACACAGACTCAATGATCCGGTCTGGATCTAAGTCAGCAACAGCCTGCAATGTCATAGGTCCGATTGCCCCGTCCTGTTTCGCTCCAACGGCACGTTGAATAGCCTTGGCTGGCCGACCGCTGCCAGAGTTTACAGCCCAATCAAATGCGCACCAATCAACACCGCTTGGTAGATCATCACCGCGCACCTTATCCCAATAGTTTTTCTTGTAGATCGGAGCTACATCATCAGGCGTCAGGTCTCGCATCTCTTGCTCAGTGCTTTCCCGGCCAATCCACTTGTCATAGACAGCCTTGGTCACACCGAGATTAGTCATACCCCCTGGATCTTTCGGGTGATTTACAAAGCCGCCTTCGTGCTTTAGCAGCATCCTTAAACAATGTCCAAAGTTCTCTTTCATTTCTTCAATCCTTTTACTGTACGGATTCCAAACGATGCAGCAATCGAAGCATACATGGCCCAGCTAAACCACGATGGTGCAGCCTCCAGGTTCTTAAAGCCCTGCTCCATGTATGGCTGTAACCCAGGGATAAAGCTCCCCAGCACGATTGCAATGAAGCATAGCGTCCAGGCTTCATCCTTCCAGCTGTCGCGACTAGCCTCAATAGCAGCCTGCTCCCAGGATATTTCCCCGGTAGCAATCTTCATTTTCGTTTCGGCTTCCGCTTTCTTCACCGCAGTCTTGCCATCGATGTAGCTGGTAGCCAGACCGCCAAGCGATCCTAAGATCTGACCTATCATTTTGCCTGCTCCTTACCCATCCAGATGCCAAAGCACCCCGTGAGGGCGCCCATACAGACGCTTACAAGCCCACTCTGTGCAACGCTAGGGTCAGGTAGTCCCATAAACCAATGCACCGCCTGATACGTCAGCACAGTGACCGCCAGCATCATCAAGCGTGGCAGAACTTTCCAGTCATCAAGTATTGTGTGCGCCACCTTACTTCTCCTTAATCTTAAAACAGTAAAGATACTCATTGTTTTTCGTCACAAGAATAGATGCTCTCAGCTTTTCCTCAAAGCAAATCTTTTCTGATTCGTATTGACCAACCTCAAAGTGCGTAACGCCACCCGCAAGTTGCAACCAAACCAGCACCCACATCAACGCACCTCTTCAGCCAACAGCGCTGCAACCCATATCAAGCCGCCGCTGCCCACGGCAAACACGGTGCAGGCAATCGCAATTGTAATAATGTAGAATATGCGATCACGTTTTGCCGCCGCCTCTTCAAGCGCACGTTTCTGCCGCGCTCTAGCTGCGCCCATTTCACGCTGCACTGTCTCCCACATTCCAGGTGGGCCATACAAACGGCAATGGCTGCGAAGAGTATCCATTGCTTCTTTGTGTTTCATTTTTGCATTAGCGATTGCAAAGCCTTCTTCTTCACTAGAAGTAAGCCTACCTAACGGGCCTTTATGTCGGCCTTTTTCTGCAAGATGAATATCAGCTTCCAGTTTAGCCAGCTTGCCAAACTGCGGTAGTATAGAACCAACGTCCTTGCCAGCTTGAACCGCAGAGCTAATCCCGCCTGCGACTGTGCTTACTGCACTTGCAAGAGCAAGAACCTCAATCATGTTTCAACAAACCTCGCGGGACAAACGTAAAGATAGCTGACACGATATATTCTATCATACCAGCTACCATTTTTTACGCCGCCACAGTCATAGTAGCAGTATTGAAACAGCTGGTTCCCGCCTTGTGTCCAAGCATGGTTGAATGAGACAAAGGCAAGAACACAGATCATCAGCCCATCTTAGTCAGAACCGCGAGTAAGAGGACAATGATTGAGCCAGTAGTTGCAATCATGATGCTCTCCATGCGCTTCACACGGCCAAATAAATCTTTGAATTGGATCTTCATCTCAGTTTGAATTGCAATTACTTGCTTCTCCATATTGTCGATCCGTTCATGTGCTGAAGCTACAGTTCGCTTGTCCATTTATTTAGTCCTCTTGAGCCGCCGCATAAGCAGCCTTAACCGCATCACTGAATACTGGTGTACAGATAGCAGCTACGTCAGCATCTTCGGCTGTCAGGTCTGCGTTAGGCGTTACCACATGGCGGTGGAAGTTGCGGCTGATCTCAACGCCATCCTCTGCAATAATGGTTGCTGTGCGAACCTGCACTACAGACCAATCACCTTGATTGATGACTTCGATCTTGTCGTTGATAGTTGCTTTAGTAAGAGCCATTTTTATCTCCTTGGCTTATGGGACTGTCCACCCTCTAGGGGCATTAGCTGGCAATAGTGCCAAATGCTTTCCATGTTCCGTTTGTGCTGCTTTCGTCACCAGCAGTGGTGCAAACCCAGCCGATTGTCCCACCAGCAGAAGGTGACATTTGATATTGAATTTCACCCTTCATATCGCCAACCGTTGCATTAACTGTTGTATACGCCCGTGGCATATGAACGATCAAAGCCTGTCGTGCTGTGCCAGCTTCTGCATCTTCGATAGGATAAGCATCACCACGATTAAGAAAATCGTTCATCTTGATGTTAGTGTAACGAGCATTGTTGTTATCAATACCGTTGATGTTATATCCTTGAAGATCAAAGATATTATTTTCAATTACATTATTATCGCAGTAATTCGTCGTTCCACCTGTAGTGTTTAACCTGCACAATACTGTGCTGTCCGAACTTGCGATAAATGTGTTACCAGTAATGTAGTTATCGTCTGACCAATAAAAAATATACATTGCAATGTCACAGTCACTTACAATGTTTCCAGTTATTTTATTTCTGTTAGAGCCACGATTTAGGGTAATGCCTTGAGTAGTGCAGTTTGTAATCTTGTTGTTTGAAACAATGTTCTCAAGACAGCCCAATCTATCAATGCTATCATCTGTATCGAAAGATGAAAAAAGAACACCACCATGACAATCATAGATAATGTTACTATCCACAACACAGCCTGTGACACGCCCAGCAGTGTCTGGTAAGCCTTCACCATCTGGCTCTACTCTGTGTAAGTAAATTGCCTCAAGGTCAGTGTTATTAATTACATTATTTGTAATTGTAAGGTTGTAGCCTGAGTGTGTATCAATGCCGTTTTGTGCAGATGTTGAAATGAAATTCCCATCAATGACATTACGTTCACCAAGGGTGGTTGCCATCGTATAGCCATCAAGTGCGTTGTAGGTTACGGCAATAACATTACCTGTATAACTGCTTGTTGCATTAGCACATGAAATGCACTGATTGTTAAGAATGTTATTAAAACGATTATAACTTACGATTGCCCGATAGCCGCAGTTCTCAAAGTAACAGCCTTCAACAGTGGTGAGGCTGCTTTTTAATTCAACACCCGTAAACACAATGTCCGTAATTTTACAGTTGCGGATTGTATTGTTCTTTTCAGTGTAAGTTGGAAACTTAATGCCAAAATTCACACCATTGTTCGACCATTCACCAGCCGTTCCAGCACCATCAATGATTAAGTCCTCAATGACATTATCACTACCATCAATTTCTAAAGCACCAAATGTAGCATCAGCAAGTTTTAGAGTGGCTTCATTGCCCATAATGTAGACACTAGATGCAGTTAAGCCTTCTGAGATAAGATAAGTTGCTCTTGGAAAGTAAATTACACCACCTTCATCAAGGGCTGCTTGGATTGCTGTGGTATCGTCTGTGACACCATCCCCTACTGCCCCGAAGTCTTTGACGTTGACAGCCGAGGCTTCGATCATTCTGTTGTGTGCTTTAGTCAATGCCATGATTGCTTCCTTTTAGACGTAGTAAACGACTGTGATACCAAGACGAACCGCCCCACTTGCATCGGTCGTTATTGTAAAACTGCTATCGCCGCCTGTTGATACATTTGTTTTAAAATTAATTGCTGTTCCAGACACAGCAGCCCGACAAGGAACACCATTTGCGTCAAGGTAATCTGCACGAAGGCCACGGCCAAAAAATCCACCAGTATAGCCCCCAGTGGCAGCAGTGAAAGGAAGCCCAGTAATTTGTGAGAAGCTTTCACTGTTTGCATTTACAAGAATTTCACAAATAACCTGTCGGCCAATTTTTGTGTAATCACCTTCACTTGTTGATCCGCCAAATGTTGCTGTGAACGTCCCCTCTTCATAGTCATCGAACAGTTCACTTGTGCCAGTGCCAGAAGTGGCAGAGAAGTCGATGCCTTGCCCGTCGTTAAGTATAACATTTCCTAGAGGGGTAATATCACCACCTTGATCCCCACCAGCAATTTCCAGCACATCAACCCCATCTGATTTAAATATAATCTTAGAGGTTGGGCGAAGTGCTGATGGATCGGTATCAAATACTAAGTCTGTAGATTCAATTCTAATGTATGCTTCATCAGTTGTGTTTGCACTATCCAAATGAATGAACTCAGAATTGTGATTGTTAGATACCTTTAATATTCCATTTACAGTTGATGAATTGCTTTCAACATTATTGAAAGTTGGGTTACGACCAAAAATACCGCCAGTTTGTTTTATAGTCATGTTTATCTCCTAACTATATTTTGAGTTTGTATCGGCAAACCAGCTAAATGAACTGATGCCTGTTGTTCCAGACCTAGCAATATCAAAAGTTGTAGCGCCGATGTTCTCAACCCAAAAACCAGCACCTGTTGAAGTCGAGTCTCCTGTTTTAACTAATTTAATGCCAAGAGGATCAGGCGTGTAAGTTAAGCCATGTGTAACTGTTACAGAACTATTTCCACCAGTTATCTGTGCAGTTCCATAATTTTTAAGGGTTGTGCTTGTGGTTCTGTTATTAAACATTACCCAACGATCAATATTTGCAAATTCAAAATCTGCCGTATTAGATGTTGTAATTGCATTACCCATACAAACACCCCCATTTGTTGTGGTGCTTTTTATAGCTTTATCATAATTACTAATACGATTAGCAGCAATAATTGGGCGAATTTGTTGAGCATCAATAAATATTGCTATTTCACCAGTACCAGACCCACTTCCAACAATAGAGTTACCTGTTATTTCAAGGGCATTAAATGAAACACCACCCGCAGATAAAAACGAAATGCTATGAATGTTGTTTATATTTTCTTCAAAGTAACAGTTTTGAATTGTAGTCGCAGCTTGAATAGTTGTATCTGCATTTGTTTCCATTCGTACATTGTATGCACCATTTGCAAACTGAAATGCACTATTCTGTAAAGTAATTACTGAACCAGAGCTTTCAGTAAATACATTAACTCCGTTGTCAGTAAAAATTGTTCTATCAATTAAGCCATTATTCCAAGGCGCATTATCATCAATACAGTGTAGCCCGTATGTTGTATTATCAGCAAAACGAGCATCAAGAATGCGAACACCAAATGTTGTTGTTTTCATTCCTGTATCACAATTTTGAATAAGTATTCTTTCAAAAGAATATGCAAAATCTTTAGCTAAAATGCCAATAATTCCAGAAACACTATTGCCGTTAATTCGACCGCCAATCCAGTTTTGACTTTTATTTCCAGCCGTAATCTCAAACATAGCAGTTCCCGAAAAAGAACTATCTGCTTTAATCTCAGTATCACGTTCCATGTATATGTTTGGATTTTGAACAGTAATTTGAGATGTTATTTTATAAGTGCCAAATGGAAAATAAATTGTCCCACGTTTTGTACCTCGACCAGCCCTTGCCGCAGCAAATGCAGCTTCTATAGCAGCCGTATCATCAGCCGAGCCATCGCCAACAGCACCGAAGTCTTTTACCGATAAAAACTCTTGCAGCTTGCTTGTCAGTGTACGATCCTGTGCGCCAGTGCCGCCTTGATTGTAGGTAATCGCAGAAGCATCGCCAGTTATCTGGGTAACAGCCTCACCCATCATAAACTCAATAGCGGCGTTTAATGGTGGAGCCTCTGAGAATGTAAGTGTAGATCCACTAAGAGAAAACGTAGCCTTGTTCTGATACACGCCATCTATATAGACCTGGATGTTTGTCTTAACGCTTGGGCTAGAAGTCAGGCCAAATGCAGTCTGAGACCCATTTCCGGTTGCTGTGTTAATAATATAGTTTCCACCAAGCACGGAATTTGTAAAAAAGTCTGAGGCGCTTCCAGCAGTCAGATTGCCTTCT